AGTAATAACGAGTCGCCTAGTGCTAGTGCTTGTTCATCTGTTAAATTCAATAACGCTTCAACTTGCTTTTGTGATGATGCAGATAATGTTCTTTCGACGTCGTTCATCATTTGTAACTGATTATATTGCAATAATTGAATCATTTTTGAATCTTCACCCGTTTCTAATATTTGTTTTAAAATATCTTCCTGAGTTCGATTATCTTCTAATTTCATTATTTTTGCATATGCTTCATCAGTTAAATCGCCCGTACGTTTTAATGCTTCTGCTTGTTGTTTGAATTCATCGCCTGATAAATTCATTAAAACTTTGGCTTCTGGTCCGGACTTTTCTAAGATATCTTTTTTCTGTAATGCTCTTGACAAAGAAGCTTCATCCATCCCTAATAATTTAGACATTTGTTGACGAGCAAATAAATTGTTTTTAAGTGTCTTTCCTTCCTTTTCTAGAATAGTATTTAACACATTTGCTTGAGATGACATATCTCCCTGAAGCATTGCTTCTCGATACTTGTTCGTTAAACTTTGATTATTATTGTCAAGTAATCGATGTCCGCTTAATAATTGATATTCTAATTCGTCGCCGATACTAGATTCAATATTTAATAATGTTTCTCCTGTACGTTTTAAATCCGCTAATGTAAATCCCAGGGCTTTTCCTTTTAATACTGCAACTTCTAAATTACCTGGCATTTTACCGAAACCAATTTGTATATCCGCTGTTGCTGCAGATATTCCTTCTGTTATAGTTCTAAAATGTCCCATAGTACCTTCAGGGTCTAGGGTTTTCATCATCTGATTTTGAAAATCTAACTGTGCTGCAGCATTTTTTCCTGATTGTGCTGCATAATATGAATATTCGCCTGCTTGTTCTTCTGAAAGGCCTAAATTAGTTGTTAATACATGTTGTACTGCGACTAAACTTTTCATGTAGTTATTAGTACTAGCATCAGCTTGATTCATCATCGGAGCAATATTTTTAACAGACCCCCCATATTTAATCATCTGATTATGTGTAGTGCCTAAATTTTTAGCTAATGTAGCATACTCTTGAGATAATGCAGCTGCTTGTTTCCAACCAACACCTTGCGTTTTTTGTATAGCAGAATTTCTGTTTTCTAAGAATAACATAGATTTAGCAACAGCCATATATGACGCATTAAGCTGTTGATTAACTGCTAGTTGTTTATCAAACCCCGTTAATGTTGCAGCCATTTTTTCTCCGAGTCCAGTCATTGCTCGGCCTGACTGTAATACAGCTTTTTCTAAATCTGCAATCGCGGTAACTGCATTTGCAACTGACTTTGCTGCTCGTTCTGCGCCCTCTAAATCATCTAATATCGATCCATGTTTAGGTTGTTGTTTTAACCTACGAATTAATGATATAGTATCTACTTGTTGCATTTATTCCATTCTTTTAAATAAATATTTATCTAGTAGATTTCCCGCCGCGATTTTTACCGCGGTTAACCGCTGCCTCTAATGCTGCTTCTTGTTCAGCTTGACGCTCACTTAAAATTCGATTAACATGTTTTGACCAATATTTGCGTAAAAATATCGGCATATGATATATGTCATTCCAATTCCATCGACCATCGCCGTGCCAGATTAAATTGAAAATATTTTCGTGCATCCATACACGATCTTCGGGCTTAAAACCAAAAAAGGTCTGTTCCAAGCGGAAACCCAGATCTGAAGGCGCTCCCATCTTCGCCTTCGAAATCATATGATAAATCTAGCCCAGGTGCATTATCTTTAACATATTTTCTAAATGGTTTTGCGTTGAACGACATAAATTTATATCGAATAAACTCATCAATTGTTGCATCTGATCTATCACCATTAACTTCACATATCATTTGTTTCATGATTTCTGATACTGGCATATCTTCTAATACATCGTATAAATATGTAAACTTTATAGTTGTTGATGCATCAATTTTATATTCAATTTCGCCGTTCTCATCAGTTTCAAGATCAAACGGTTTATTTTTTAGTTGACTTAAATTGACACTTCTTTCTAAAGCTTTGCCTGTCTTAGGATCGGTTACATATACCGGATAATCAGCACCATATGCTAATATCCTAGCATTAATAATTAATATATCTCGATCAAACTGAGAAATATCTGCTACATCAATTGGCGTAGTAATAATTGCTTCTAATAGCTTATCAAACAATACTCCTTCACGTGCATATGAAGCATTAGTTAAAATGTCTTCATCATATGCAGTCATATATCGCATTTCAATAGTTCCTTTGCGTAAAGGGTGTGCTTCTGGATATATTTTCCCTTGACTCGATAATGGGACTAATACTGTAGGTAATGTACTTTTTTGAGAATCTTCAAACTTTTTCTTTGCAAGTTCAATGATGTTTTGTTTGCTTAAACGGTCTGTTAACTGTGTCATTTTTATTTCCTTATAACTTTATTATAAATATAAGTACAGTAAAAAAGGGGCATTTAAGCCCCTTACTATACAATAGTTTCTTAATTAGAAATTCAAGAATGCCCAATCATATCGTAATGTCATTTCAATACTAACTACATCTTCTGAACTCCAATCTAATGATCCGAAGTTTGAATCTGTAATATATGTTCCATGCAATATCCATTCTTCAATTACTTCACCTAATGGAGATAATTGATGAATCGTTACATCTTTTTTATAAAATGTAGAATACCCATCTCTACCAGTAGCTGATTCGTGATGTAAACGTACCCACTCCATTACTGCTTGTGCTCCAGATGGAACAATTGCATCATATAATGATACTGTAATTGTATTCCAAACAGATTTACCTTTTACATAACGTTTAACGTTGATATGATCTAATGCAATTTCGCCGTTTGATATTTGAGGTTTTGCAGAAGATTTAATTAAATATGACGGAACTCCTCCGATATACATAATAAATTGATGCGACTTTTTAGGTTCCCATGAATATGCTCTTTGAAATATCTCATTATCGTCAGCTAAAGCTAAGTTAGTATTAACTTGATCTATTAATGCCATTTTATATCCTTATGTTTATTATAAATATTAGCAAAGTAAAAAAGGTAGAACCGAAGTCCTACCCTTTCATAAACTTTTATTCAACTATTATTCTGGGAAGCTAGCTCCTGTCGGTTGAATATTGAAATCTAATATAATAAACTCAGCTGTTCTTGTTGGTTGTAAGAACAATTGTCCGTATAAAATATTTTGATCAATTAAATCTGATGTGTTATTTGTTCCATCCATTACTACTCTAAATGCAGTCAATCCTTGTTGTGCTCTCACTTGTTCTAAGTATGGGTTAACAATATCTAAGAATTTTTTGCGTGTTTCTGTAGTATTTTGTTCGAATACTAAATAACGAGTTGATGATGCAATAAATTTCTTAACCTCAATCAACATACGACGAACACTTACGCGGTCTAATGCACTTGGGCGAGCCTGTAAAGTCTTTTGACCCCAGATAACTACTCCATCGTTAGGGAAGTTTGCTATAGGGTTAACACGTGCTTGTTGCAAGGTATCACGATTTGCTTGAGATAAATTAACATATGTATCAGATACACTAGTTACTCCACCTCTAGTTAAACCTGCAGGTGCATACCATGGTGCGCCTACTTTATCATTGAATGCTAATACACCTGGTACAACTACTGAGGGTGGAACTAAAACAGATACATTTTTATCATTTTTAATTCTTACCCATGGCCAATATGTTGCTGTATAATTGCTATCCCATGTTGTTACTTGTGTTACAACCGTATTAATTGAATCTGTTGCTACGTTCGTATCCATTACATAGAATGTGTCTTGACGAGTTTCACATAAATTTCTAGCAGCAGTTGTTACAGCTGCGTGTTCTGTATCAATAATACCTGGAGTAACTAACATATTCATATCATAGTAATCACTATTACTTAACAATGAAAATGCTTTATTATATGCTACTGTTCCTGTCGAGGTTGTTGATTGACAATTGAACCCAAATGTATTTGTGCCAGTTATCCATTTACCTGAGTATTTTTTCAAGTTTGGTTTAGCGCCATCGAACCCGCCTTGGAATGGTACAATAAACTTACGTGTTGAAATTGCTACGTCTGTTGTAAATGTTCCAGCTGTCAATGATGTTTCTAATGACCCAGAATATGGAGTTGCTGATGGGAATGATGCTGCTGCGTCTTGCGATACATTTCCTAGATAGAAATCAGAATTACTACCAGTTGTTGAGCCCGATGTTGGAATCGGAGCTAAGTAGTTCAAGTTGTTTGCTACTGTAAAGTCGAATCCAAAATAATTGTTCGGAGCCCATGTAGTTTGAACTTGTGTTGTTGCATATGTTGCTGCACTTAAATTTACTGATCCAGACGCCATTGGCATTGGACTAGTTAACGCACGGAATCCAAATGGAATTAGTGTATTACTATTTGTTTTGTTTGCAACACCCGCGTCTAATGATACACGTATAAATTTAGATTTGTTTGGATAATCTCCGTAAGTTACTAAATTATTAGAACTATCTAGAGTCTGATAACGGTCTCCAATTATATTTCCAATAAATCTAGCTGAGTCAGGATTTAAATTTACGTTTTGGAACGTTTCAACAATTTCTGGTTGACGATCTGTATCTTGAGATGAATACGGAGAGTTTGGAATGTTTGCTGTATTTACTCGTC